GACACAGCTTAGAGATGTGGGGTTATAGATTGAACTATCCTAAAGATGATTTCACTGAATATAATAAATACTCACCAGAGATGTTAAAGTATTGTGTTCGTGATGTTCAAATTAATACTATGACTTATCATAAACTTAAAGAAGAAGCAAAAGGTTTTTCTAAAGAGTGTGTCAATCTTGAACATGAGGTCAGTTTAATTTTAAAAGAGCAAGAAGAAAATGGATTTCTATTTGATGAACCTAAAGCAAACAACCTTCTTTCAAAGCTTTATAAAAGAATGAATGAAGTAGAGGAAGAAGTTCATAAAGTATTTAAACCTAAATGGATAGATGATAAATTAGTAACTCCTTATGTTAAGAAAGATGGCTCGTTATCTAAACGAGGACTAACAGATAAGGAATACGAACAGGTATTTCTTGAAATTATTCTTCAAAAAGGTGTGAACGGAATACAGGAAGAAGACTTTGAAGTTCCTAAACCTAGAACATTCATGCGAAAGAAGTATCAAGAGTTTAACTTAGGCTCAAGAAAACAAATAGGAGAATACTTACAAGACTTTGGATGGAAGCCTAAAAAGTTTACACCAACTGGTCAGCCAATTGTTGATGAGAAGATATTAAAAAAGATTACGGACATACCAGAAGCTCAACTCATAGCAGAGTATCTTCTACTTCAGAAAAGAATTGCACAGGTTGAGTCTTGGGTAAAAGCTGTTGAAGATGATGGAAGAGTTCATGGTTTTGTGATACCTAACGGAACTATTACAGGTCGCATGAGCCACAGAGCGCCTAACATGGCACAAGTTCCATCAGTTAAGAGTTCTTATGGTGTAGAATGCAGAGAATGTTGGACCACACCTAAAGGATATAAACTAATAGGTATTGATGCAAGTGGATTGGAATTAAGAATGCTTGCTCACTACATGAAAGACGAGGACTTTACAAATGAAATCATTAATGGAGATATACACACCTATAATCAAAAAATTGCACGACTTCAATCAAGAGATCAGGCGAAGACTTTCATCTATGCACTCATCTACGGAGCAGCAAATAAAAGACTCGGAGCAGTGGTTGGTGGAAGCGAAAACGATGGTAAGAGAATTAGAGAATATTTCTTTGCTGATCAGCCTGCATTTAAAAGACTTCGAGATAGAGTTACAAAAGCAGCAGCGAAAGGCTATGTCAAAGGAATAGACGGAAGAAGGATCTTCATAAGAAACACACACGCTTCTTTGAATAGTTTACTACAAGGTGGTGGTGCAGTTGCCATGAAGAGAGCGTTAATTATACTAAACAATAAAGCCAACAAAAGAAACCTAGATTTTAAGTTTGTTGCTAACGTACATGATGAATGGCAAGTAGAAGTGCAAGTAGAAGTGCATAAGGCACACGCTGAATATTTAGGCAAGCTTGGTATAGAAGCCATTAAAGAAGCAGGTGAATATTATAATCTTCGGTGTCCTCTAGATGCCGAATACAAAATAGGAGATGACTGGAGTGAAACACACTGAAACAGTTAAAATAAAAGATCTCGTAATATGGAGCAATAATGATATTACTGGCTACAATAGAGTTCGGCTACAAAAAGGTACTGTTTTATTTAGATTACCTAAAGGTAGAACACCTTTGGTAGTTGTAGATATAGTATATAATGATGACCGAAAAGGACCGCTAGAAGTAATGGTTCGCGCACAGTATTTATATTCATACACTAAAATAACATTAACTGGAGAAGATGAGGTAGTTCCTTTAAAACTTATTGAACTGTCTAATCCTGAAGGCAAACATTTCGGTTGGTGTTTTAGGGATGAGGTTGACTCAGATAACTTTTGGGAAGAACTATTTGATACTTACGATTGTGGAGATGATAGTCATAGACTTATAAATGGTAAGCCTTGTGTTTATTGGACAGAAGGCACGTGGATTTCAAAAGATGGTGTTGAATTAGATGAAGGAAGATAATATGAAACATATTAAACCACAAAATAGGAGATGACTGGAGTGAAACACACTAATAAAAAATGCAATCATTGTGAAGTTGATTTAGTATTAGGAACTAATTATGAACAACATAGATTAAATAAAAAGGATTATATATGTAAAGATTGTTATAACAAAAATATCCTAAAGAAAAGAATGTTTGTTAATGGTAAATATGTATCTAAAACGCATCCACTACATAAAGCAGGAAGATTTAAAACTTTTGAAGGTGCAGCCTTTGCAGCTTTAGAAGGATACGAAAAAACCACAGAAGGATATGTTTATATTATTAATAATCCTTGTTGGGATGGGTGGCTCAAGATTGGAATGGCAGTTGATGCTGAAGACAGATGTAACAGCTACCAAACAAGCAGTCCTCATAGGGATTATAGACTTCTATATGCAAGAAGATTTAAAGACAGAAGAAAAGCAGAGAAAAAAACCATACACAAACTTAAAAAGGTTGTGAAAGAACACAACGGAGAATGGTTTAAGACAGATAGAAACACTGCTCAAGAAATTATAGGAGGACTATCAATAACATTATGAAAATGAAAAAACTAAATACACTTGTAGAAGACATCTACCAAGAGTTAGATAACCTAAGTAATGGTAAAGCATTAGACATCTCTGAACAAGATGCAGAAGACTTTGGCAATGCCATGAAAGAGGTTCTTCTTAAATGGTCTAAGCCGTATGAAGAAAGAAAAGAAGAGACTCTGAGAATGTCAAATGTAGGTAAACCTAACAGACAGCTTTGGTATGATTTTAACTCAGATAAAGAGCCTTCTCCTTTCAAAGCACCTACACAGCTTGTCTTTTTATATGGACATATCTTAGAAGAAGTTGGTTTGATGTTAGTTCGTTTAGCAGGACACGAGGTTACTTCCGAACAAAAAGAAGTTCAGGTGTCGGGAGTAACAGGACATATGGATTGCATCATTGATGGAGAAGTAATAGATATTAAATCAACTTCAGGTTTTTCTTTCAAGAAATTCAAGAACGGAACTCTTCCTGAAGATGATCCTTTTGGTTATATGGCACAGATTGCAGGCTACGAAGCAGGAGAAGGCACAAACAAAGGTGGTTTCTTAGCTATTAACAAAGAAAACGGAGAGATTGCTTTACTTATTCCTGCTGAGATGGACAAGCCTAATATCAAACACAGAATATCTAAGCTTAAAAAGGAATTAAAGCTTGCAACTCCGCCTGCTTTATGTTATAATCCAACACCTGAAGGAACTTCTGGAAACATGAAACTTCCTAGACAGTGTGTTTATTGTAGACACAAGATTGAATGTCATAAGGATTCCAACAACGGAACAGGCTTGCGGATATTTAAGTATTCTAAAAACCTTTCCTTTTTGACAACAGTTGTTAAAGAACCAAGAGTAGAAGAGATTACAAGTGAATGGAAGAAAAGCTAAAGCAATACGAAGACAAGGAAAACAAATCCTAGTTGAGTGGTTACATTCGCTTTTACCTGACACTGAAGATAAAGCTTTAATAACTACAGAAACTTTAGAAGATTATTTATCTGAACAAACTCATGTTTATCTGAACAGAAAGTTTCTTCTTAGTGCTTACTCTTTGAAATGGATTTACAAAAGAGTTAAAAGGAATCCTCACTTAACTTTTGAACAACTACAAAAGGATTTAAAAAATGAACAAACCCTCTATGAAGAAAACTAAAAAAATAAAACAGTTAGAACAAGCAGGTGAAATTGAAGTTGATATTAATAACATTGATTTAGAAGAACTTTTAATAGCACTAGGTGGTGTGTTGTTTGCAGGTGCAGACATACAAGAGATAGATGCTCCTTTGCTTTCACGACTAGAGGATTTAATCAAAGCTGAATTGATCTTAAGAGAAAACTCTATGAATATGCCAACAGATGAGACACTACATTAATTATGAAAAGAAAACCTAGAAAAAAGCGACCTATTGAGAAAGGACTACCTAAAGGATACGATTCCAAATGGGAATATGACCTACATCAAGAGGTCTTACAGAATTGGGAACACCACAGAGGATTGATAGAATATTCTATCCCTCATGTTTATCATCCTGACTTCATTAGAATAATCAACGATAAGGTTATTTACCTAGAGACTAAAGGAAGGTTTTGGGATTATGCCGAATACAACAAATACAAGTGGGTTAAGAAAGTATTACCAGATGAGTGTGAGTTAGTGTTCCTTTTCTCTAATCCTTCTGCGCCTATGCCTAGTGCCAAACTTCGTAAAGACGGAACAAAGAGAAGC